ACGTTCGGGCGCCGACCAGACAGCCATCGTGCTGCTTCGCGGGCGTCGCCTGACCGTGCTGGAGACCTGCCAGATCCCGGACACCATGGAGGTCGCGGAACGCATTATCTACTGGGCGCTGCGCGAGCACCCAAACGCGGTGCACGTCGACGCAACGGGGCTCGGGGTTGGCGTGTACGACCGCCTGCGGCAGGTCCAGGAGCGCCTGGGGGAGGCGCGGCTCGTGGGTGTGGTGCTCGGGGCTGCAGCGCAAGATCGCGAAGCGTTTCCGCGCCTGCTGGACGAGATGCAATGGTCGATGCGTGGGCAGTTTGATCCGCGCGGTGAGGACCCTGTGGCCATCGACCCTCGGTGCCCTGACCTGGCGGAGCAGCTGTGCGTGCGAAATTGGGTGTTGGACGAAAGGACGAGGATCAAGGTCGAGTCGAAAAACGAGTTACGCCGTCGCGGCGCGCATTCACCGGATGTCGCCGACGCAGCCATGTTGTGCTTCCATCGCGCTCTTGAGGTGTGGTGGGTGTAGGAGGTCCGATGTCGTCCATCAAGATCGCGCATCGATTCGGTGCCACCGTGCTACGGTCGTCGTCGCTCAAAAGGCGCAGCACACGGTGCAGGAGATGCTTATGGCGATGGGCTTCTTTCGCGACGGTGAAAAGCGTGTGCTGGCGCGCGGCGAGATGAAGCGGATCCTCATCCTCGAGCCCGCGTCCAAGATGATCGAGGACGGGCACGACGCCGCGTTCATTGGCCTGCGCGCCGACGAGAGCAAAGCGCGAGCAATGCACCTGCGCACGCACGGCCCCATTCACCGGATGGCGGATACGGGCGTTTTGCACGTCAATCCGCTGGCCTGGTGGACATCTCGCGACGTGTGGACGTACCTTGTGTCGCGCGACGTGCCCTGGGCGCCCGTGTACGACAAGAGGTGGCCTGGCGGTCGTGAAGAGCTCCGCGTGTCGGCGTTTTGCCTAGGCAACAACCTGGCGTCTGGACGTTGGGAGTTTCTGCGTCGCTACTACCCCAAGACGTGGAGAGACTTCGTGCAGCAGTTCCCGGGGGCGCGCGACTTCTAGCGCTTGACGTTTCCGCAATATTCTCGCCTGCAGTTTGCATATTCTGTAGGCTTGATGCATGCTGGAACGCCTCACAAGCATCGCTGGCGGAATCAGCGCCAAATTTGGGCCATCGCTGGGTGGCGAGATGTACCAGATCGGGTTCGCCGGCAGCGCAAACGTCACGACGACGCCTGCGCGCGGATCGAGCGCGATGCTGCAGGAGTTCTGCACGAACACACTGCTGCAGAGCCAGGTGGACCGCATCGCACAGGACATCGCTTCGGTGCCCTGGCGCGTAGTGCGCGTCAACACCCTCGAACCGCACGACGAGACGCAATGGCAGGACGTGTCGAGCGTTCACCCGCTGGGCAAGTTCCTGGATCATCCGTGCGAAGACTTCTCGTGGCACCAGCTGCTCTACATAAGTCAAGTCTATCTCGAGCTGCTCGGCGAGTGCTTCTTCCTGCTTGACCGCCCAAACGGTGCGCCTGCGGAGATGCTGCCGATCCCACCTAACTGGGTGACCCGTAGGCCTGGCGTGGACAAAGACGACTACACCATAAGCGTGTACGGTCGTGGTGCCACCGACGCCCAGGAGTTTCCGCGCGAGCAGGTCATTTGGATCCGCAAAAACCACCCTGGAAACCCCTGGATTGGCTTGGGAAAAGCGTTTGCGGTCGATGACGACCTCATGATCTTCACGGACGCGATGAAGTGGAACCGCATGACGCTGGTCAACGGCGCTCACCCGGGGACGGTCATCGGCGTCAAAGGCCTGGGCCCGCAAGAGCAGAAGCGCATGCAGGCCGACTTCGAGTCGCGTTTCGGCGGGTTCCGCAACCATGGGAAACCCTTGGTAATTGGGGCGGACGTGTCCGTTGCCGACCTGTCCAAGTCGCAGCGCGACATGGATTTCCTGGGCATGCTGAAGTTTGTTCGCGACACGGCACACCAGAACTGGAACGTGCCACCCGAGCTGTTGGGCATCGTCGAGAACTCCAACCGCGCCAGCATCGACAGCGCGATGTACATCCACGCCACAAACAACTTGATGCCTCGCTTGCGCGTGTGGGCTACGGAGCTGAATCGCCGTCTTGCTTCGCGTTTCGGCGATGCGAGCATCCGCGTGGTGTACGAAAACCCCGTGCGCGAGACCGCCGAAGTCGTGCTGCAGCAAACCAACGAGGGCCTGACCCGCGGCGCCATCACGGTTAACGAATGGCGTAGGAAGAATGGGTTTCCGGCCGTTTCCGACGGCGATGTTCGTCTTGTGCCAAACAACACCGCGCCCGACGGCATGCTTGCTAACCAGGCCCCGGGCGCTCCTCCTGTGGGCCCCAAGACCTCGCTTGAGGAGGCGCTCAAGTCGTGGAAGTGATCCGGAAGCAGGCGCCTGCGCAGGTAAGCATCGATGCGGGCGGCAGCCGAGTAGAGGCGATCGTGTCCACCGTGGCTGTGGACCGCGACGGGGAGATCATCCTTCCGAGCGCCTACACGCGACGCCTGGACGCCTATCGCCGCAACCCCATCCACATTTGGATGCACGACCCAAAACCCCTCGAAAACTACCTGGGGCGTGCTGTTGAGGTGGACGTAACGCCTGCGGGCCTGCGGGCTGTCTTTGATTATGCGGTCGATGCGAACCCCGCCGCCAAGCAGGCCGTGGACCTCATCCGCGCGGGCGTGCTCAACTGCTACAGCGTCGGCTTCGCGGCTTTCGATTGGGTTTCTCCGCGCGAAGTCAACAAGCTGCCTGCGCAAGACCAGGCCGCGCTGCAGGGCATCGACTTGTCGCAGGTGTCGCGCATCTTCACCGACGTTGAGCTGCGAGAAATCTCGCTTGTCGGCGTGCCCAGCAACCCCGAAGCGTTTGTTATCGGGCGATCCGCAAAGGAGAGCGTCATCATGAAAAAGCCAGAAAATGCCCAGAAAATGGATGTCGCGTTTAACGCGGTGCGTGCTCGCTATGTTGCGCAGGCGGAAGCGCTTGCCTACATGGTGTGCTACGACCGCGACTCCGACGACATGATGGAGACCATGCAGCAGCTCATGGCTGAGCACCAGAGCATCGGTGAAGCGATGAGCGCAGCGTTCAAGGACGAACTTGCCGAGGGTGGCCCCGACGGCGACAACCCCACGATGATGGCGATGGAAGAGGAGCAAGAAGCCGCTCCAGCAGCCGAGGAGGAGCCCATGAGCGAGGAAAAGAGCACCAAGTCCGGGCGCGCGATTAGCGCGGCAAACATGGAGCAGATCAAGGCGATGCACGACCACATGAACGAGGCGCTCTCGTATTGCAAGAGCTTGATGTCGATGGTCGGACAGCCCGAGGACGACATTCCAAAGCCGGAGCCCGCCAACGAGGACGACGGCGAAAAGGCCGTTGACCCGTTTGCCATGTTTCTTAAGAGTTTCCGCTAAAAGCGGACCAACCCCACGACAAAACGAGAGGAAACCACAGCGATGAACCCACAGGACGCAGTGCGTGAGATGGTCCGCGCCGAAATCGCGGAGCAGTTCAGCGAGAAGGCACAGGACGCGAATTTCGCGCAGTTCAAGGCCAAGATCAACCTCAAGCCAGAGCTCGAAAAGCACGGGGAGCGCGGCAATGGGCTTATGCTGGCCCGCGTCATGCGTGCGCTTGCCGGCACCAAGAACCGCGCTGACGAGCTGCCTGCCTTCTTCCGCGAAGTCTACAAAGACACCGAGGGCGCGGAGATGGTAACCAAGGTACTCTCCAACCTGACGCCTGGCGCAGGTGGCTACCTCGTCGCCGAGCACTGGGCCAGCGAACTCATTCCGCTTCTGCGCGCGCAGGCCGTGGTGCTCAAGGCGGGCGGTCGCATCTACCCGATGCCGAACGCCATCGAGCACATTCCTTACGTGTCCGCTGTCACCGCAGCCAGCTGGATCGGCGATGCCGGCACCATTCCTGTGTCGCAGCCCGCTTTCGGCGAGCGCAAGATGATCGAGAAGTACCTCGTGGGTATGACTCCGATTTCCAACAATCTCATCCGCTCCAGCACCATCGAAGCCGATGCCTACATTCGCGAGGACATCACTCGCTCGCTGGCCCTAAAGCTTGACTCCGCAGCCCTGCTGGGAGACGGTCAAAATGGAGTGCCCACGGGCGTCTGGAACACCACCGGCGTTACCAAGCTGACGGTGGCTGCTCGCCCCGACCAGACGACTCCTGTTCGCTTCCGCAAGGCGCTGTTGCGCGCCAACGTGGACCCGGCGAAGGCCGCCTGGATCATGCATCCGGACGTGGAGGCCGAGTTCCTCTCGCTGCTTACCAGCACCGGTCAGTTCATCTACCGCGACGAGATGATGGGTGAGAAGCGGCTCTTCGGGTTTCCGTATTTTGTCACCACGCAGCTGCCGGTAACCACGGCAAACAACGTCAACAGCACTTACCTGTTTCTGGGCGACTTCAACGAGCTTCTGTTCGGCGATCGCGCAGGCGCAGGCCTGACGGTGGATTCCTCGCAGGAGGCCGCGTTTGTCGATAGCGACAACGCGGTGAAGAGCGCGTACCAGATGAACCTCACGCTGATCCGCGCGCGTCATACCACCGACATCATGGTCCGCCAGCCTGTGGCGTTCGTGTGT